TCTTCATCTAAAAAGGGATTTCTTCGCTGTCTAAAGGATCAACCTCTACTGGCTTTGGCGTAGCTACTTCTTCTTTTGGAAGAATAGATTTGCTTTGCTCTGCCTTACCAAAACCCTTGCCATATTGACTGTCAATTTCTGGATAACCATTGTCATTAATTTTTACCATAGCAGTAAAATTAATTCCTTTAAGTTCCTCAGTATTTTTAAGAGTAGTCAAACCACAAGCACTAGCTAAAGCTGACAACTCAGTTCTACCAATCTCTACCGACTTAGGAGAGTTTGGATTAGCAACTGTGAATAAACCAGAAACTAATCTGCCACCAAACTTTTTGCATTGACTGATAGCAAACGTAAGTTTTATTCCAACCCACCCACTATCATTTCGCATCTCCTGTTCAGAAATATAATGCATCGTATATTTTCCAGGATTTATCGGTTCATCTTCTTGACCTACTTCTAAGCCACCTTCCATATATTGATTTAAGTCCATATTTTTACCTCACTTTTTTTGGATTTACTCAAACACACTTCGCAAAGAAATAACCCTTCTGCTTTATAAATAGCTTCTTTGGTACATTCATCACAATAAATTACTTCTTCTTCCATTACTTAACCATCTCTTGTCTAATGACATCCCAATCTAAAACTAATTGGTCTGGCAAAGCGTAACGATTTTTTGCTTGGCAAAATATTTGTTCATTACACCAAACAATTCTTTCATCTGCTGATTGTTTAACTTTGGTTTCAGTCTTACCATTTTGTTTAACAATCACAGTTCCTTTTTTCATTTGTGCAAAAAACAAACAATCCAGCCATTGAATAATCTCTGGTCTAGCTTTTTTATGCACATCTAAAACATATCTTCGATAAGGCACTTCTACAGAAGGATCATCTACTGTTTCAGTATCTACATGACCAATTAACATGATTGTCATGCCTTTATCTCTTAATAATTCTAGTTTTTTAAGATACTCCAACCAAAGCACTACTGCTTTTTGATAGCCTTGATACCAGTTAGCTTCCATACTATCTATGTTGTATCTGTTCATGGTTTCTTGCCAAACAAATAATTCAAACTTAGATAATGAATCCAACACATAAGTTTTATAGTCGTGTTCTTCATTGACTAACTGGTCTATGTTTGCCATGACATCATTAAAAGATTTGGAATCGGAAAAAGCATGAGGATCTTTACCATCAACAGTTTTTACTTTACCCATACCTTGTTCTAAGTCCTCAAAGATAGGATTCTTTAACTGAGCTGCTGCAAAGGTTTTCCCAAATCCCATTTCCGCCATTAAGGCAAATTTGGGAGCTTTCTGTATGGTTTTCTTTCTTATATTACTTAGAGCCATCTTTTATCTCCTTCGTTTCGATAATTGTTGCTTCTTCAACACCACTCTCCAAAGATTGTTTTAAATCATTAATCAATCTGGCTTTGTGATCGTTTTTCATAAACAATTTATTATTCAACTCTTGAATCTCTGGCTCTAGAAATTTCACAGCATTCAAAAGATCCATTTGCTCCTTGCTCAAATCAGCTTCAAGATATTCCTTGCCATCCAAGTTTAGCGTAGGGCTTTTTATTTGTTCTTCAGTCATTTTTTACCTCTGTATTTTTTTTATATTCATCACATATTGATTTTGCAGGACAAAAGCGACAGCCTTCGACACTATATGCAAATACTGGGGATTCTGAATCTGCTTCATCTAAAGCAGGTTTCAGAACATCAAACCCCCAATTCGTTAAATCCTCGACACTACAAGTCCAACTTCTAACTGGCTCTTTGGCTCTCGGTTGCACTATAGTCATCATCACGTTCATCTTAGGATCTTCTATATTAAATTCTGCTAAAGCTCCTAAAGCGTAAGTTGATAGTTGTGGATTGTAATTCTCTGGACTGACAGGCCATGTGCCTGTCTTTAAATCTATAACTTCTATGATGTCTTTACCCACCAGGATAATATCGGCAGTACCATATAAGTCTTTGTTTATTTCTGTTACATAAACTTTGCGCTCAATGTATTTCTCTGCTTCTAATTCTGCCTGTCTTGTATTGACGTAATCCGTATAAAATTTAGCCCAATCACAATGCTCTTGCTCAATGTTGATTTCCACATCTTCAACCATCATGGTTTTGCCTAACCAATAATCTTCTACTTTCAAATTATCAATACGATCTTTCAAAATCGTTTCAGATATTTCGTGTACCGCAGTTCCAAGAAAAGCAGCAAAGTTAGCTTTAGGTTGTTCAACTTCTTGAGCTAAAGAACTCCAACCAGTACAGCCGCCTAAATCTCTATATAAACTAGAAGGCGGATGCTTTGAGTGTTGCGCCATTGTTTTTGCTTGCTCAGTAGTTTTGTTATTCTCTGTCGATGAAGTTCTCACTTTCTATTTTCTCCACATCTTCAAGATCGTATAAAACCTTGCCAGATATCTTGTAGTACGGACATCCCTTTTTTGCAAGTCGCTGATTGGCGAGCGTTCTGGGCGATCTCTTCCAACGATTAGCTAGTTCTTTAGCGGTAATAAATTTCTTATCGTCATTCATAGTTTTTTCTTGTTTGTTAAATTTTCCTTCCAAGTGATATAATTAAAACATAAATTATATGAAAGAGCAAAGAATGTGTTTTCGTGACCAACTAAAGATGGATGGTTTGTCCACTTCATTAGAGGACTCTCCGTGCATAAGTATTTGTTCAACAACCTATGGCTTACAAGATACTTGCATCTGTGGAAGAAATTTGAAACAGATAAGTTCTTGGAATTCATACGATACTCTTACGAAGAAAAAGATAGTGATGCAGGCAATACAGAACAAGGATGCCTTTCCTCGTCAAAAACTTACTTTTTTGGCTGATGATCATAATATTTCTTTTGAAAAAGCTAAACAAATCTTCGTCATTGAAAAGTCTTAGGAAGTTGAATTTCAGAGAGAATTTCATCTCCGATTTTCTCTATATTTTCCTTACTCGTTTTATCTTCAATGTGCTGATAACGCTTCATCATACTAAGCGATTGATGGCCCATAAGCTCACCAGTCTGTAAAAAATCTACATTTGCGCTATTTGCGACAGTTCCAAAAGAATGACGGAGATCATGCAGTCTAATTTTATCTATATTTGGTGCAAATTCCTTACAAGCTAATTTCACGCTGTTCCAGAGCCTTTTAGGATTTTTGATACCAAATATAGTTTTTTTCTTTTTCTCGCCTTGTAGAGCCTGTATGACGCTCCGACTTTGAGAATTCAACCAAATTTTTCTGGTTTTGCCATCTTTATCGGTTTTATGTTCTTTTAATTCAATATAATCGCCATGCCAGTCATCCCATGTAGCAGAAGCAAGTTCGGATTTTCTAGCTCCAGAAAATATCAAAACTAAGATGAAACTAACTGAATGTAACAAAGAGTTATCTTCTTCTAATCTCCTAAATAATTCTTGAAATATTAAAATCTTTTCTTCTGGAGAATAAAATCTTTCTCTTTTTACCTCTGCGTGCTTCTTGATTCTACTAGCTGGATTGGTTTCTAGGTATTCGTAATCAATTGCAATCTCAAAGACAGTCTTTAAAATAGTCAGACAACGATTGGCAGTATATTTAGATCTTAAACTGAGTTCATCAAACCAAGACTTAACATCTCCTCTGCTGATTGTATCTATTGGTAAATGACCAAAGCTAGGCTTGATGTCTTTTTCGTACAAGCGCACATACTCTTGAATGGTCTTTCTGTTATTCATTTCCAACTGTTGTTGATATTTAGCAAAGACTTCGTCAGTAGTTCGTTTCTGTTTATCATTCTTAGCCAAAGGATCAAAGCTAGTATCAAGTAACATCTTGGCTTGTAGTTCACTTGCAATCTTGCGTACTGTTTGTATTGGCATACCGCCATGACCAATCTTCATGTTTCTGCGTTTGCCATTGAAAGTATATTTAAGATAGTAGCTGATTTGTTTCTGGCCTTTGCTATTAATCCAGGCTACTTGTTTGATGCTTTGGTTAAGTTTGTCTGAGGTTATCTTTTTCATCTTCTTCTCCTTTTGATTTATATTTATTATTTAAATAATCAATTCTTCGTTTCAAAGATTCTA